CCTTTTCTTGGATGACCGTCGCGTTCGAGCCACGCCTTAGTTTTTGCTGCTATTTTTGCTCTGATTTCCGGGCTTGCATCTCGCATGGGGGCGTCAGCATGGGCAGCCACGTTATAGCAATAGGCTGTACCAAAATGCTCGTCCAACCATTTCTGCTCCGCCGGGAATAGCTCTTCCTTACTGTTTAGCTGTTCTACAATTTCGAACCTGAAGCAATCTTCACCATACTTATCCCACGCTCTTTGTAGGCGAATGCAAACGTGATTTCCCAAGCGCAGTGCTTTACGATGAGCCCAGAAGCGTTTGCGGCTATCTACGGTGCTACCAACATAAAACTTATCGTTGACGACGTTGCGGATTTTGTAGATCACGTTCTTCACAGGAAATCTCCGATATAAATAAAGTGAACGTTAGTGTATAGGCCGCGGAACACCGTGTCAACTGTTAGATAAAGAAAAGGGGCCCGAAGGCCCCTGTTTCCCGGCTGGGATCTCCCAACCCATTGATTTTCCTCAGGTTGAACCGGAAGAACCGTATACGCCCAAGTAATCGGACCATCCAAAACTGTAGCGCTCTCTTGCCTTGTAGCGAGCGTTTCCTGTATCGAAATCAGCGTCCATACTGGTAGAAAGCGGTGTACGAACGAAATGCTTCAGGCCATTCGGTACGTCCGTGGTAAGGAACCAAGCATTGGTGTCAGTCAACCAGTGATTAACAGTATAGCCACCCGGAATAGAACCATTGTTCTTCAGAGCGTTAATATCGTTGTCAGAAGTGCCAACACGAAGCTCAGTTTCGAGGATGCGAGTAGCTACGAACTGCAGGGCAGACGGGATTACCAGCTTCTTCGGCTTAGCTGCGATGAGCAGACCACGTTCGTCAGTCCACAGAGAAATCTGAATAACCGCATTTTCAAGTGAGGTTTCGTTCAGATCCGCAGGGGTTGACGGGATGTTGGAGATGGTTGAACCATAGGTCAGTGGGTGAGCATTGCTGAACAGAGCCTGACCGTCACCACCTTTGTAGTTCGAGTTAAAGCCGTTGTTCAGAATGTTAGCGCCCTTGACTTCCTTGGTGTACGCCATAGCACGAGCCAGCGCCTTGGTATAACGTGCAGACAGTGAGTCATACAGGTTATCTTCGATAGCTTCTTCGGTGAGAGAGAAGCCAAGTGCAATGGTTTCGTGGGTGTAGCGAGTGTTCCAAGCTTCCTGCGCATTGTCATACGCAATGGCGCTACCTTCGGCCTTAACCGGGGCGGCACCGAAGCCGGAGAGCTTCTGTTCTTCTTCAAAGGAACGCTCAGAACTTTCAGTTTCAAAAAGCTCCTTGTATTCCTCACCATACCGCTCATATTCCAGACCGAACAGTGCGTTCAAGCCGGGGAGCAGCTCTTTAAGTAATTGCGCGCGTGTAATAGCAGCCATTTAAGTTACTCCTTAGATGCCGGTAGTCTGACGATAGAAATGGAAGCCTGCATTGAAGCCAACCAGAACCTGCTGATAAGTGCCATCAGACAGCGCCGTAGAACGAACAACGTCAATGATACGAAGCGGCAAGGTGTTGGTGGTGGCTGCAGAAGACAGATTAACGGTTACGAGACTGTCGCCCGTAGTGGTGTTAACAAGACCCGTCTTTACATAGTAGCCGACATTCTGCCCTACGTTGGCCTGAGTGGCCGCAGAAGAGGTAAGCAGATTGCCTGAGCTATCAGATACCGTAGCAACAAATACAGCATCAGGATCTTCACAAACATACGCCCAACCGAAACCGTAGTTAGAGTTAGAGCTGTCTGCAAGGATCGTGGTGCCGGTAGGCCAATACTGAGACCACAGCGGCTGCTTAGGAGCAGTGCTAGGTGAATACTGACATCCAAGGAAAATACCAACCGGAGCCGCAGCAAAAGCCGCCTTAGCGCCAGCAGTGGTGTCAACACGAACAATCGTGCCGTCAGTGGTGTAGGTTACGAAATCGCCATAACCGATGTTCTGAGCGTACCCAGAGTCAATCGGGATTTCACGAATCGCTCCGCTATAAACACGGCCACCGATGAGGTTAACAGGAACCAAACCTGTAGGGCCGATACCATTAGGATAAGCCATAATAAACTCCTAAATTTAAATGATTCGGCCCCTAAACATTTTAGGAACCGCGACCAAAAGACACTTTGGATTTCCCTTCACGGAAAAGGGGCATCCTAGGATCACTTTCACGCATAAGGTTGTTGTCGACCGACTGCGTTTGGCGCTGGGTCATCTCATCATAATACTCACGCCGCTGAACCGACATTTCTTGTGAGGTCTTACAAAGGACAAGCCCGCCAATCTCAATAAGATCAGAACTCGGAGCCAGACCAAATGCGGCAAAATCAGCACTGATTTCTGGATGATCCGATGCCTTACATGGAACCCAACCTTCACGCCTAGCTTTCGCCATATTTGCGGGATCAGGCTGACCCATCATTGCTACTCGAACCCATCTAAAAGTTACGCCGTCTACGGGATTTGGGATTGGGAGATCGTGCGCAGGCTTCCATGACTGCTGCCTTACCTCAGTTTCCCTTGTTTCCGTTGCACGGGGCTTACGATCCAAATCAATTTGATTAGCCATTTATCTTCTGCTCCTTTGCTGCGTGCTTGGCATATACTTCGAGCGGTACTCCAAGACGTTTTGCTATTGCGACTTGCGATGCTGTCAATGTGACCTTTTTTGATGCGGTGGTTCTTCCAGCCGGTGCCACAGGTGATGCCTTCTTGGGTCGTTCAAATTTTTCGGGGAACCTCTGACGAATCCCACTATCGATATTTTGATAGTACTCATCGCTGGTCGGGTCAATTCCCGAGTTAACCAATTTCTGGTGCAGTCCGTAAGCAAGTGAGGTCATTTCCTCATCCTTTCCAAACCAAGGGTTGCGTGCCGCCCAGTCTTCAGCTTTCAGGTCACGAGGTTGGATAGGCGCTTCAGGCGCTGGTTGAGGACTATATACCTGAGTATTCTGCGTTTGTAAAGAGGGGGTTTGTTGGGCTACCGCGTTAGATACATAGGAGCTGAGCCTATCCTTCTGTATAGCCAATTCATTAAGCTCTTTACTCGCTTCCAGCGTACCTTCGGTGTCACCCGCTTCGTGCGCCCTACGGTATCTATCTTCGGCCAGCTTCTGGGCCATCTCAATTTTGGCTTGCGCTTCCTGCGTGTAAGCCTGCTGACCCCATGTCAGCGTCTGTTTGAGCCTATTGTTCTCTTCAAGAATAGACTGCGCTACCCGAATAGCTTCGGCATTTTGCCGTTCCAGAGCTTCCTTGGCTCTACGCTCATCGTGGTACTTGTGGTTAATCTGGTTAATACGCTTCTGAACTTTGTCCGAGTAGTTCTCCAACTCCTCTTCGTGTTCTTCCTCTTCCTGCGCTGTTAGCGGCTTACGGCCTCGGTCTTCTTCCGGCGTATCGTCTACGACTTCAATTTCAAAACCCTGTTCTTCGGCTTCAGCCTGCAAGTGTTCAGGAATCTCAAACTCTTCGTTGATAATTTCTTTAGCCATTAGTACGCCCTCCCGAGGCCGCGAGGATCAAGAATTGTACCCTCGATTTGATCGTCGTTTACGATGATGAACTCCTTACCATCTACAGAGAATCTGGAGCCTGAATAGGCGCGTAGAAGAACAAAATCGCCTTCCTTACACCATGGCCCCGTGGGGAACTTCGCTTCATCCTTGTAACACATCGGTCCTTGTTTCAACACAAGACCTACAACAGCGCCCTGTTCTTCCTTTTTTCGGGTTTCGTTGGCATATACAATACCGCCTTCGGATTTCTCTTCGATTTCCGGCTTTACCACCAGCATTTTGTACCCAACAGGGTCTGGCAGGCGAGATGCAAGGTTTTCAGCGGCTTCTTGGGTCTTTTCAGCGTCGATTGCTGTAGCAGACATTAGTCTTCCTCATCATAGCTTTGCAGGTCTTTTACCCGGTTAAGGGCGAGAGTTAGACCCGTAATCACTCCCGTTTGATATCGATAGTCCGCATAGTCCTTGGCATGGGAATAAACCACGTAGTCCTTCTGCGATTCCAAGGCTTCCTCTATATCCTTTTGCAATACATCAAGTATCGTTGTCATTTAGCACCTTACATTGGTGGTTGGGGCATACCCGGCTGACCCGGAGGGGTCTGCATTTCCTGCTCTCTCAGAGCTTCCGTCTGCTTCGTTGCGGCGTCCATTCCCTTAAACAGCAAATCAAGCTTCTGGTCTTCGCCCTGCAAGAGCATCTTGGCCTCGTTGTTAATCATCGCAATTTCCTTCTGCGCGTCAATCTTGGCCATCTCAATCATCTTCTTGTCTTCAAGCTCCTTCGCTTTAAGTTCGAGCTCCTGCTTCTGCATCTGTAGTACAGGGTCCTGAGCCTGCTGAGCGTTCTGCTGCTGTTGGGCCTGATTCTGGTTCTGCGCTAAAAGTCGCTGTGCGGCGTCTGCTGAAAGCTGGGAAATCTGAACCTCCAATTCCGGCGGAAGCTTTTGACCCGGCGCGGGGAGCGTAACACCCAACTGCTTTTCGATGTCTTTGCGGTACTGGAACCCGATGTGCTCCATGATGTGTGCTTGCATCGCTTGGCCTATCGCCTGCGCTTGCGGGTTCTGTCCCATGATTTGAGCTATTGAGGGGTCGTTAAGCGCTGCTTTGTGGACGGTGATGTGCGCGGTGTGGTCCTGCTCCAAAAATGCCTTCACGGGCTTCATATTGAGAATGTTCATGTTCTCAGTCACAGGATCTACGGGCGTCTCTTCATCCGCAATAGGAATAATCTTGTCGGCGTCCCGAATACCCATGGTGTCCAAGAACTGACGATGCAACTCAGCAAGGTCATAAATCTGCGGAGCACTCTGAGAAAGCTGGATAGCGGCCTGATACTGGATGATCCTCTGCGCCATCGTGGAGGCGTTCGGGTCTGATACGGGGATAATGTCGGTCTGATCGTAATCGTCGCGCTTCTGCGCTCTCGTGGCCCCATAATCGGGGTCATATTCGTACTCTGACGGGGTATAGTCCTTAATCAGCTTGGCGATGAGCTTAAATTCCTGCTCCATGCTGGCGTGTACACGCGCCTGAACAGCCGACATGACCTTGAGCGTACGCTCCAAAATAGCCAGTGTAGTGCCCACAGGGGCCTCACCGTTCATGTCATTCAGCTTAACATCGGCTACAGCGGCGAGCCTACGGCCCTCATCGACCACATTCTGGAGGAGCTGGAACAGCGTTTGGCTAGGTTCTTTATAGGGAAGCGGCAGGATATTGTCCCTGATTGACGTACCGGGTACGTCCACATCTCTCCATTCACCCGGCATAATCGGGGTATCGTCACCCTTAATGCGTAGCCCACGCGCCTTCAAACCGCCGGGGAGATTACTGAGCGTACCTGCATCAATCAACTGACGAACAATACTCGTAGCACTCTTGGCGAACCCGCCAATCAGGTGAATCAAACCGTAGCCGTAAGCACCGAACCCCGGAATGTAGGTGTACTGAACAAAATGCTGTTTGGCTCGCTTGAATGGGTCGGTTTCATCCCAGTTGCGACGAATTGCCAGAACCTCCTGAGTCCCCTTGTCTATTGTAATGACGTAAGGCAGCGCAATACCTGTCTCTTCCCCGGTCTCGGGGTCGGTATCTTCAAACCCTTCAAGGTCCAATTCAACCTGCATCTCCAAAATACGATAGCGATCATCCTTAATGGCGCTGAATCCATCTGCCTCATCCTTGCGCTTCTGAATGTCATCAAAGTCCTTACTCGGCTCACCGAGCTCTACATCCCTGTAAAACCCTGCGTATTGAAGCTTTTTGACCTCATTCTTGGTCTTCCGCATAGCGTGCGTGACACGCGGGGCAGTACGGGCATCTGATGCTCCATATGGGATATAGAGGTCTTCAGCCGGGACAAACATGGAAGTCGGGCGGTCCATCGTGGGATCAAAATAGACCTTTTTGAAGCTTGCACCCGCAAGCGACAGTGACCACAGCATCTTTTCATGCTCAGGCCGGAACTCCTGCATCTTTTCAGTCAGGTTGTAGTTCATATCCTCTACAACTCGCGCCGCCATCTCTTGCGTCTTACGGTCATCCTTGCCGATTACTTTGGCTCTTACAGGGCCTTGCGCAGGGAAAGTCTCCGAAATCATTTCGGACTGAAAACGTACTGCAGCTTCCGTAAGCATGGGATGATATACACCTGCCGCTCCCTGCCAAGGTTCCGACCTTTCTTCTATTTTTAGCCCTAATAAATCTAAACCGTCTATGTAAGTTTGTTCCCAATCCTTGCGAGCATTGCGGTCATTATCAAAATCCTCAAGCAGATCGCCAGCGAGCGAAGCGAGCGCACTCTCATCCATGTACTCCGCTAGGTTTGCATCAAAGCTAGGCTCCTGCTCGACCTCTATATCTACGTCAAATACATCCTCACCGTCCTCGGGCCCAATCACAACCTCAATAGGCTGGTCATCATTCTCTAAGAAAGGGCTCTGGGGCATCATTTGCTTGGATACTAGGTCTGGAGCGGCCATGTGTTTACCTATAGGATTTCGAGAAGTTTCTGCAAATAGTGCTGGGCTTTGGCTATGTCTTCAGGAAATTCGCCTTTCTCGCCTGCCCGCATGATGTATTTTAGCGCATTGTACCTGTAAAACCCGATAGCTTGTTCTCTAGGCCCGTCATCAATCACATCCCACGGCTGAATGTCCATGTCTTTGTAGTGCGCACCGCCCACCTGACGCGAGTTTGCGGGAATTTGGTTTCCGTTTTTGTCCTTGGAAATGTCCGGTATAGCCATACCCGGCTCCCAGTCTGTCGCGTAGCTCACCTTCTCAGCAAGCTTTGCTCTTTCTTCGCGTACCACAGCGGTCTTGGCCGCTAAAGTTTCCCACATTCTCTGGGTGTTATCTGCACCGAGTTCTTCAGGGTTAAACCGTATACGGTTGCCCATATCATCTACTTCATCCTCAAAAGCCATAATGTCCCTCAGGTGTATGTACATGTTCAATAGTAAGCGGCACGCTTTGCCCGGTATAAAGAAAAATCCACATCCTCTTCGTCGTGCTGGGTTCCAATAAACCCGCCTTGCCTATATCTGTGCAAACACAGGCTGGTAGCGTCAACGTAGTCGTCGTTACGCGCATTAGGAAACGCCGCCATTTCATCCACAACCTCTTCAGCCCATCGCGTATCAGGTCTCCATACTTTACCCGAAGCAAATATATCGGCAATGGCATTCAAGCGGGTTATCTTATCGTTACCCCGAGACGGCGTAAACTCCCCAACGGGAATACCCATTCTGCGAAGTTCGTAAATCAACGGTGCACCACTGGCGCGTTTTTCAATGATGATGCTATCAGGTTCCCACTCCTTGTACATTTCGAGCGTCTTGGCTTTTAACTCAGGAAACTCAAGCTTGTCTCGCCACGCATTCAGCAAAATCAGGTTAGGTTGACCCCCATCGTCATCATTGTTCCACACACCAAAAAACACAGCCGCAGAGTAGTCAGCAGACTTACGCGCTTCAAACGCCGTGTCCATAGCCATAATGATGTACTCCACAGGGGGAGGTCGCTCCGCTTCCCAGATTCTCCAATCCTGCCGCTTGATGATAGCGTTCTCATCGGATGTGGGGTCCTGCATGTACTGGGCTTGCCACTTCGCTACGGGGATAGAGGCTTTTACGGTCTCCAGCTCATCCTTCGACCAATACTGCGGCCAGAGTGGTTTACCCGATGGCAAAATAGCCGGGAACTCAAAAACTTCCCACTGATCGGCTTTATTGTTTTTAGCCGCGGTCTCAAGCACCTGCGCGGTAAGGTCGCGGAGGGACCATCTAGTATTGTGGGAAACTACCCCGTTGGCGATAAAATTCTCCGTCCTATCAATCTCCACATCAAAAACTTCGGCCTCCCCGTCAGGAGTTATCGTCAGAATCTGATCCGTCGTGAAGTCTGAGATACGCCGCAGCTCGCTCAAGTACTTCTGGTGTTTTTCCGTATCCAACAGCGAGGTTGCAATCGTTGCACAATAACCCTCTGACTTTTCCTGTGTCGTGGCAGTGGTCGATGCAGAGCTTCCCGTTCCAATGTGCTCTTGTGTTTTTATCAGATGGTGGCTCTTTGCAAACTGCGCACTTGCCGCCTTGTTTTTCGACCATTGCATCGTACTCTTCGATAGTAATCCCGTACCGCGATTTAATGCGCGTAGCTCTTCGTAATTCTGGAGTGCGTCTGCCGTGACCATCTTGCCATCTTTTTGCGTTGTAGTGTGAGGCACATAAGCCTTTAGACACAATGTCATTTTGGCAACCCAGCTCTGAGCAAGTTTTTCCTTTATGCTTTCCGTGATGCCCGGGAGGATGCCTAGGGGCGTCTGGGTTTTTGCGGTGGTAGCTATCGCTTGCTTTGCAAGGTCCGCACTTACTGGGTTTTGTCTTTGCTCTCCCCGGCCTGTTGCACCCTTCGTTTGTACAAGGCCCAAAACTATCTTCCGAAGTCCATGGAGTATATGTCTGTTTTTTATAGCACGAGTCGCAAAGCCCCGGCTTCTTTGTCCTAGAAGGTCTGCTACATCCTTCCGTGATACAAGTTGATCTCCCGGCCTCAAGTTTTTTAGTCTCGTCCATTCCAATACTCCTTCGTTCATCACAAGAAACGGGTGTCTCTCATTTGCTCGGAGTATTCTACCAGATTGTGTTTGTATTTTGTGTATGGAATCAACACCACATGACCGCCAGTTTTTCACCTTGGCTGTTGTCAGCTTACCCGCATCGAAAGTCGCTACCACATCTCCGGGGCGTATGTCTTGCAGTGGTTTTTCTACCCCCGTCGCCATCAAAACTTTCGTATCCCCGGTCATGCACATAACGATGACAATAGCCCCACCGGGCTGCAAACGCTGACGAATACCTGTTGTATACCACTCGTAGATTTTATCGTAGATACCGGGATTAAGAATTGCCGCAAGCGCCTCTTGTTCGTTATGCGGGTCATCCACGATTGCTAAATCAGCACCGCGTCCTGCCAAGGCCGCTCCAACACCGCACGCATAGTAAACGCCGTTATGGTTTGTAGCCCAGCGCCCTGCTGACTTTGAGTCCGATCTAAGAGACACATCAGGGAAAATATCCTGATAAGATTCAGACTCCAATAGATTTCTCACCTGCCTACCGAAGCCTTCAGCGAGCTCGCCTGTGTTGGATACCTGTAGGATCTGCTTTTTCGGAAATCTACCCAAGAACCACGCAGGGAATAAGTAGGATGCGAATAACGATTTGCTATGTCTCGGAGCCAAATTAATAATTACGCGTTTTTTCCTTCCGGCAGCGATGTCTTCAAACAGCTTGGCAATACGCTGATGGTGCGCTCCCGAAATGAAATCGGGGTACTGGGATTTTACGAAACTGATGAAGTCCTCTTGGCATTTCTTGCGGTTCTCACGCTTATCAAGCTCCGACAGTATGGCATTGAGTTTCCGTTTCTCCTCCGTTGAGGCGTGGGCTAATGCAGCTTCTATGGCTTCGGGGGATATGCCTTCCAACATCACACGCGCTCCGCTGTGCCTTCAACAACCTTCTCATTCACTCGGCCAGATAGTTTGGCTATGAGTCCCGCAAGCTCCGCTTCAAGTTCCCCGGTGGGTTTTGTTGTAATGCTGATCTCCTTTTTCTCAACCATCAGGTTAGCTACGCAGGATTTGGCAATCGAATCCAATGCCGCCTTGGCAATTTTAGGGTCTGGGTCGTTTGCTTGCTGATACCACTTCGTCAGGACAAAGTTCCTCCATTGCGTCTCTGTAACAGGCAATGCGAAATCGTAGGGTCTAAAAGCCGTTGTGAGATACCTTTCCGCTGCCGGAGACGGCGCTGGTGACGTTTTTTGTCCTTGTGCCACCGTGGAAGTCACCCAATCCATTTCTTGGGCTGTGAGAGGCTCTGAAGGAGCATCGGGGATTTTTGCATTGATAAACGCTGGAGAAGCGAAAACGGCCTTGGCGTGTGAGGCAGGTGTACGACCGAGAGGGATTTCAAAATCTTCCATAGTTTTTTGGCAGGGTAGGAGGCCCAGAGAGCTTGACGCTAACATAGGGGGAAAGTGTTGTCAAATTTTTTATGTAGGGGTGGGGGGTATGGGACCCGTTGGATTGGCATGGGGGGTGTTTTGGGCGCGAAGATTTTTTGTAGGTATAGCGGGTATGGGACCCTTTTGAAAAGCTTGGGGGGCTAAATGCGGGAAGGCCGGGGGCGGGGTCGGCATAGCTGTTTTGGTGGGATTTGGTAATTATTTGTCTGGAACACTATTTTAGCCGCTCCTAGGGACTCCAAAGCCATAAGGGGGGTATCGGGTACGGTGGGTTCGCGCCTGCCGGGTTTGCCCGGAAAGATTTTGCTACCCTGCGGGTCTCAAGCGCATAGACCATTCAGAATACCGCCGCGACCGCCTGAGAAGCCCGTGAAGCGACGAAAGCATAGCAACCCATGCGAAGGTAAAGGGTCAGGACATTTTGCTACTCTGCGGATCTCAAGCACGTCGAGAGAACAATGCACACCAGGACAACTAAGCAAACAAGGCAAGCAACGAATCCAAGGCATCAATGCACCTCACGGAAACCCAACACGCCGCCGGGAAACCCACGGCAACTACTCAGACTGCCAAGAAATGTCGAAAACCTTATGGGGCGCGGAATGTAAGCCTTACGCGGGAAGCTGTGAATCTAAGGCCGGCATGATTGCAATGTCGTTTAGCCAGCATTGGCAGGGGTTTAGGATGTTTGTTATATATATATCTATCTTCTACTAAATAATAATAATAGCCGCCCCATCGAGGGGTTTTTGGGGGATGTGTGGTGTTTGTGGGACGTCCCATCTTTTTGTTCCTCCACCTCTCTCTTATAAACATTGTACTTTCAAAATAATTAGGTAGAAGCTAGATGCACCTATAACAAACCCCCACAGCCCGCACCACGCATAGCTAAACGACATTGGACTAAGCCCGGCCTTAGAATCACAAAACCACTTGTAACACTCACAAAAAACCTAGAACCCGCACCGCACAAGGCTTTCCGACATTTTCCACACAACCGAAAACCGCCCTCTAATCACACTCCCTAAACGCTCTAACCGCCCTCGATTAACCCTCTATTCCCTGTAAACTTTGTCTAGCTTGGTAACTAACACTAAAAAGCGCACTCTTTTAGTACTCCAGATTCCCAAAAATGGGCGCACTCTTTTAGAACTCCTATAAAACCCTTCGAAAATTCTTGACGTCCTAGAAATCGGGTGCTATTTTGAAATCGGAGGGCATTCCGCCCTCCTTTAACCCTCTAGGAGAGTGTATGAAAATTGTCTCTATCAAACTGGCCACCGATGTTGCAGAGGCTTTATCCCAACTTGGGGAGAAAAATAGTCGGTCAAGGGCCGCTGAGTTGGACTATATAGTGCGAGAGCATTGGAGGAAGCAATTCGGCAGTTCGACATTGCCGGTGCCAAGGGGCGTTCAAATCCGAGTGTCTGCAGATCCCAATTCATCTACCGCGTATGAGTATGAAGTATGGAAGAAAGCGTGGAAATCCGTGCTAGGTGACTCGGCGAGGGAATTGATCCCGCGTTTAGGGAGTGTGGATGACTTTGAGCGCAGGGTACAGGCTTTGTGCGCCGAACGTGGTGTGAAGTGGCGGGCTTTAAACCCGAAGGAAAAGCAATACTATGCTGATGGTCTGGCTCAAGTTCTGGGGGACTAAGATGAATAAGAAAAGGATGATAGCTATAAGTGATACTTCCAGCGCAAAGTTGGCAGTCATGGCGGAAGCTACGCACCGCAGGGCCCCGGGGGAATTGGAAACTCTGATTAAGCGGGCTTGGGAAAGATATGAGCGGGACCCGTGGGAGTACGCGCAGGATATAAAGGAAGCGGCCCCCATGCCGTTTGATGACCCAGAGGGCCACACGATAAAGCTGAACAATGCCGTGACAGTGGCGGTTGAATACCTAGCCGAAAGATATGGCCTCAGTAAAACGGAAGCGCTCAAGCACGCCATCAAGCAAGCGTTCATTGCTGAGCAATGCAAGGAAATAAAAGAACGCCACGCGTTCGAAGATTAAGGACCAACCCCGCGCCACGGACGGCGCAAACCCTTGATTCTCAAGGTGAAAAAATAATTACAAAAACTATTGACAAGCGAAAAAGTGAAGGATTAGACTATGTCCACGGTGTCACCGACACCAGAGCAACTGGAGAGAACAATGCGAATCATCAACCCCCATAAGACCGACAAAGCCGACTGGACACTGTATTTAATTGCCTTTTTACTCGCGTTTGGCGAGAGCATTGCTGATATTTTGGGAGGCTAAGAGGGTGAAAATCAAACCAGAACACTACGAGTACATTAAGCATGCCATTGAAGCATTGCCGCGTGATAAGGTGCTAGCACACAAGGAAGCGTTGAAGAATGACGCACGGGTTAAAGACTTAGACAAGCGGTTTAGGTGGGACTTGCTGTTTGCTTCGCAATCTAGCATATATATTGCCGATACACTCTACAACTACATGGACGACAAGCATATTGACACGGCGCTGCGTGCAATTGTGAAGGATTTAGGAATTTAAAGAGCGGGGCATGGCCCTACAGGAGAAAATCATGAAAACCTATAACGGACATAAGAACTGGAACCATTGGAACGTCTCGCTTTGGATCAATAACGATGAGGGGCTTTACCAGGACGCATTGTGGGCTATTTCGTGCGGGCTAAACCGGGACAGTGCAGTAGAGCTTTTCTTAGAGCTTCGGGGAATGCGGGAGGAATTCAGCACACCTGATGGGGCTAGGTACTCTAAAAGCGCGGTGCGCGCGGCAATGGTTGGAATGTAAGGCAATGAAGAAAGCAATCGAACAGATGCGGAAAGAGGGTTGCGCGGTTGTCGTACTCACGCCAAAAGAGCTAAAGGGGCTAAACCCCTCCCTGCTAGAAACCTTTATATATCTCGGAGTAGACAGGGCGCTAAACAATAACACGTTTGCCCGAGCGGATATAAGTGACGAGATCAAAGCACACGCGCTGGCAAGCGTTGAACTATACGAACAAGAGGAATAAGAAAATGCAGATTTCACCGAGAGCAATCATCAAGACCAAGTTTATCGGACCAACAAACTATCGTGGGGCGCGTATCAAGGCCATATGCCAAGCGGGATCAATCACCATCAGCTACCCATACGAATTAAGAGCGGCAGACGTGCATTGGCAAGCCGCAAAGGCGCTGATAGAAAAGCTTGGACTGCTTTGGGGCGATAGGTATACCGTAGGCTCAGACAATGATGGGTATTACTTCATCCCTACTGATGGGTTCAACACGGCTAGTTTAGATACGCGCCTCGTAGCGGCGGAGGACTAGACAATGGAACCAATCACCAACACACAAGACGTCATCGACTCACGCGACATTATTGAGCGGATTGCAGAGCTTAAAGAAATCAGAGACACCATAGAAACAGAATGGGCATCAAATCCAGATAACGCCGGGTATGACTTTGCTAGATACGCGCGGAATGATGTTAACTGGAGTGATGAACTGGAAGATGAGCTTGCGAAACTTGAGGCCCTAGCCGCTGAATGTGGAGGTGTAGCCGACTGGGAATATGGTGAGACACTGATTAGATACAGCTACTTTAAAGACTACGCACAAGAGCTTGCCGAAGATTGTGGAATGATCCCCGAAGGTTTGTCATGGCCTTGCAACTGCATCGATTGGGATCAAGCGGCTAGGGAACTTCAATATGACTATATGCTTGTCGAGTTTGACGGCGTGGACTACTGGATTCGTAATTGCTAAAACCCACGGGGGCCACACCGCGCCCCTTAATTAATGAGGGAATGACAATGAACCGTGAAGACTTTGAGCGCGTATATTTAGACTGGGTTAATAACTTTTTTTCCGTCGATGGATATGCCGAATACTACGGACTACGCCGGGATGAAGCGGAAGCATTGATTAGACTTGCATGGGCGGTATGCGACCGCCCTAAAGGGGTTATGCGAGTAGGAAACCCAGAAAATTAAAGAGCGTGGTATCGACAGCATAGCTAACCATAAAGACAACCCGAGGCGAACCAATGGCGATTCTAATTATATTTTTTACATTTGCCGTAGTAACGGCGATCCTGAGCATGGCGAAAAGCGAAAACGAGATTAACCTAGCATACCTTGCCGTGACGTTTTTCACCTGCCTTATGGGCGTGATGTTTATGGCGAACTGAGGGAATGGCAATGCAATACAACACAATATGCCCACTCTGCGGGCTACGCCTAGGCGGTCAAGCCGACAAAACCAAACTACCTAAACACAGGGCCGAGTGTATCCCGCAACTGCAAGCCATGAACGTCAAGAAAAAATGCGCGGGTAAATTAGGGATGGGCAGGGCTAACCACTTCGCGGACTATATTAGGGATAAGGGGTTATGAGATGAAAAAGTACAAAGGCTATACCTATACGCGCATAGCACCCGGAATAGTAGCAATATATGGCGAGGACAAAACCAATGCCGAGAGCTATTGCATTACGGAAAAAGACGCGAAGCTAATTATAGATTTTCTAGTGCATAAAGCCACAATCACGTCGGGAGAATTAAAATGATAGACACACAAGACAAACTCGAAGCGTTCGTGAAAGAGCATAGGTTCGCTATGCTGACCGTAGCCGTGAGGGATTTTTCAGCGGATGCAGAATCAAACGGTGATGACGTATGGACAACCTATTTTAACCGGGAGACCAACGACCGATGCGACATAAACATCTACCGCTCGGAAGATAGCAACGAGATATACATCGTAGCCTATGCACTAAAACAATCCCCCGAGGGAGAGCGATACGGGTGGATAAACAATACCGAGACAGAATACCCAGTTGCGACAATAACGCTAGGGTAAACCATAATGAGGTAAAACCATGAACGCGCAAAAATGGAACGACAACAAACAGTACGAACACATATTCAGCATAGGCTTCAGCGTATCAACAGACAAACCATGGGAGCTTGTCACTCCCGAAGAAATAAAGGAGGCGATAGAGAGAAAACTAGCCGCGCTTAAGCGTAGCGATAATGAACTGATGGAAGCCGTGTGGTGTGAAGAGACTCTAGAGTATGAGGTGGAGTGATGGACAAGCTAAAGTACGAACATAGAAAAGCTATTATGCAGATGAAACAGGAAGGTTATGCAGTCATGGTGTTCAGCCCAGAGACGTTAGGTGTAGTCGATCCTAGGCATTTTGAACATTCGTTTCTTAATGTCGCTCTTAAGTTGTTGAGTATTTCTAATGGTGATAAAGATGAAGCTTAAAGCCACTATCGCGGCGGTGATGCTATGCGGTGTAGCCCATGCCGATGTAATCCAGAACTCCGAAGTCGCTACGCTTTTTGTAACGCGCCAAGCCCCCGCAGGGGGGCAAGCGGGATGGGTGAACTCAGCCATGCGTGGCTATACTCAGACGCAACAAGGGACAACCTCATTCGAGTGGGCAGTGCTAGGCATCGTGGACAACTACGCCACAGGCGGAGAAAACGTAGGGGTTTATGGGCAGGGTAACAAGTACCAAGGAGCAGGGCCAACGTGGGGTGGAGTATTCGAAGCAAGGGATAAGTCCGGTACAGCGACACCGAGCGCATTGGTAGGGTTGGAGGTAGATAACTTCGCTAATGGTGTGGACAAGCTCGGCAATAAAGTCGGTGTGGATATTGTGATCGGCAAAGGGGTAGCGTCAGGCGCACCCAACGATGCAGGGATAGGACTAAGGATAGGCAACGTGAATGGCGATGCAACCCAAGGATCAGTAGCCGTAGGCATTGATATGTCCCAAGCTGTAATTAAAGACGCCGCAATCGCGGTGCCACCTGGAGTACCTATTAAGTTCGGACAAAGCACGCTTACAATAGACGCTGATGGGATGCTGATAATTAACGGACAAACGATTGACTTGGTGAAACTAGCAAAGCGCACCGGCGCATTAAGGAGGAAGTGAAGATGCTTGATGATTACTACCTTAACATTGAACCAGAAGACCCCGAAGGGGATGCCTTTGAAGAATGGAGTAGCGAAGCGGATCTGACCGAGCTACTGGATGCCGATACGATCAACGAGATTTTGTGGGACTTGTATTACGGGCGGGATAAAGACGCGACTAAGCAAATCTTAGGTGTCGTTGAGACACTATGGGCCGGTGAACTGCGAAGCAGGAGGGAATATGACTGAGATTATCGCATTCGTTATTGGGTTCGTAGCATGGTACGCCGTTTGGGTGTACGTCTGGAAAGCATGAGTATTTAAGGAGCAGGGCATGGCTAGGCTGGAGATTTTGTTTGACGCATTGACAATCGTTGGACTGCTGTTACTATTTTCTGACACGCCGATACTAGGCGTAGGGATGTTGATTGTTGCAGGTGTAGTGTGGCTATGGCTGTGCCCTGACCCGTATAACGTGAATGACTTGGAGGACTAAATGAACGAAGAAATCAAACAACTCACCGACCAGTGTGTGAAGCTCAGTGCCGCGACCCGCGTAGCACTCCTAGGATTAGCCGATATGCTGGTGTACCTAGACAGCCGAAAGACTGTGAAAGCCGAAGACATGACCCGCAAAGTGCGGGAGATACAAGAAGCTGTATACGACGAGGGGTTTAGATGATGAGCAACATAATGCCGGAAGCGGGATTAGTGTTCGGACCTTTACTCACATTGGCGTTGCTTTCTCTGGTGTGCCACATCGCAAACAAAATAGCAGATAGGAAAAAATGAACGCGCCTAAGAGAATTTATGTTGACGTAACACCCGATGAGTTTTACCACACATGGGACACCGAGAAGAGCCAAACAAGAGATGATGATGTGGTTTATGTTCGAGAGGATATTGTTTATGAACTGGCTGAAGCGTTGAATGGATGCCTGAAGGTTGAAGGGTATAAGAACGCAAGAGACATGATTGAAGCCGCACTCGCGAAGCTGGAGAAGGAGTGATGAGTGAAATTATAGCGGGGCTTGTAGCGGCTATTATAATTGTTGGGCTTATGGTTGTTCACGAAGCAGGGAGACTAGATGCCGTAACTCAAATCGAACTAGCCAAAATCCAAGCGGGGTGTAAACCATGAACGACCTAGACGAACCAGACTCTCTACCGGGATACTGCCCGGTGTGTAACAACAAAGCCGATATATGGGACGCCAAGACAAGGCGTTGGGAATGCAGACTCTGTGACTGGACAGGGCGTAGCCCAAACCTGAAGAAATCCGGGTGGTGTCGGGAAACGCAGAAACTTTATTAGGAGGACGCAATGGGTGTTGAATTACGAGGTTGGTTTTGTTTGTTGATCTCTGCGGTGTATTTCACGGGGGACCGTCCTGTGACTGCTTTGTTGTTTTGGTTAGGCGCGATGTTTTATTTCTTTTGGGAGGCGCTAAATGCTAACCCTACCTGATGATGCGATCATCCTAGACCCTGTGGACTTGGCGAATTGTTTCGGGTCGCACTTAGTAATTATGGGAGCAGACGGTAAAGTGCAGGAGGGCACAGAACTCCCAGACCAAATCTATATCCGCTATGAACCCACCAAGGAACTCCTATATATAGACAGCAGAATCTTTGGGTGGCTTGAACTGGAAGGGACTATCAAGGAGTGGCGCAAGAGCCAGCAGTATGCAGGCGTAATGGTTAAGCGGATGGCATCAGGTACGGGGCGCACCGACCCGCCAAGGAACGTAGTGGTGTTCGACCTATCCGAGAAACCCGAAGAGCGTAGTGAGCCTATACGGCCTAGACGCGGCAGACCCCTAACCGTTGAGAAAACCCGAGCGCGGCAAGCTGTTGCCGAGAAGTCCGATGTGACGATGCTGACCCTCAATCGAAAGATTAATGCGCTTAAAGAAACCTACGCGGGTCATCCCCTGCTCATTGAGATGGAGCAGATATTCAGAGATACGAGGAAGCTACTAGAGGAAGTAAACCAGATAGCCATTAAAGGGCATAAGCGCGGCCCGAGGAAAGGAGCAAACAAGAAACGCCATGTCCCACAAGAGGAGCGTATTCACGTAAAAGACATCGATGCCTTCATCAAGAACTATATCGGCGCGGTACATAGAATATCCAAGCGGTTCGTAGAAAGGGATGGCAAGCGCAAGCTTGAAGACAGACAGGTGAAACCTGAGCTACCTATTAGTGATTGGATCGGACGCTATGAACACGTAGAGAACCCGGTGACGGGGCACGAATCGAAGACGCTATATATCCCTGTGAATGTGCTGAAGGCTGTTAAAGAGCTTGAAAACTATCGCATGGACTACCGGCATGAAAGGAACTGTTATCGGCATATTGGCAACGTCACGCGGTATTGCGCCCGGTTTGACATGGGTAGAAAATTTGTGGGGAAAGGGGGTTGACAGGAGGTGAAGGAGGAGTAACATGAACCAAAGCGCGGGGCATGGCCCTGCTGGAGATGAGATGGTACAGGATGCGAAAAGGTGGCGGTTCCTTCTGGCGGGTGAAGTAGAGGTTACGTTTCTCTACGACGAGCAGGAGAACATGATAGGGATGCTTTTTGAATCTGACTACGAGATTTGCGAGTGCTACAGCCCTGCAGAGGTTAATGCCGCTATAGATCGTTCGATGGCACTGGCGCACTTTAGTGCGAGACTACATTAGAGGAGAGAAACGATGTACTACGTAGAGAATTTTGGTGGGTGGATTATAGATACCCGAGGTGGTTTGATCTTCGGGACGTTACTGATGCTGGCAACAGCAAGTTTGGTGGGCTATGAGATTTGGAAGTCTCCCGATACGGTCACACTGAGCGCTAAGGAGTTTGTTTGTGTCGCGGCAGAGCCGCATGGTTTGGGTACGCGGTGTATCTCGTACGCAAGAGTACGTTAATTTAAATCAAAGGAGAATAAATATGCCAAATGAAAATACGATTGCAAGACTGGAGTCACTGCGCCTAGCTTTGGAATTTTTTAAGAATGACACGGATGTTAAGTATGACGAGGTAACATTTGTTACCCACGCATTTTTCAAATTCATTATGCCGGAGAAGAAAGATGAAACAGCCTAAGGAGCTTGTAGAAGAATTGTTGGACGATACGTTGGAAGGTATTCATTACAGACTTGCGATTGAGACGGATCTCAGCACAGAGGAAGTGGACGCATTGATTAACCAGACGCTGTTGGATATGGGCTATGGCTATGGAAGTAAAGTGCCGTAGGTGTGGCTTGCCACATCCCGTTGATACGTACAGACGAGTACGCTTTTATATCTGTACCCTGTTTAATCGGGTACTGCTGTTGAATGATGAGGAAACCAATGACCAAGAAACACGCACTGACACAGACCGGACAGACTCTATTGATCCTTGAGAAATCTTTTGGGTTGACGTTTGCTGAAGTCTGCACCCGGCTTAATGAAACCAAGGAAGCCACAAGGAAAGCCCTACATTATCTGCACAAGGAAGGCCGCGTAGCCAGATCTACGGATAGCAACGGCGTTGTCCACTACAACATCACTGACAAGGGTAAAGAGTATCTGGCGCGGGAGCTGGAGCGCCACACGGACAAGGCGTGTAAAGCCGTTGAGGAAAACTTCAAAGGAACTGTTATCAAGGAAACTGTGGAGCAAAAACCTTCCGCGTGGGAAACGCTCGTCGTTGAAGCGGAGCAACGTGGCTTTGCAAAGGGGTATTCCGTAGGCGTTCAGGAGGCGCAAAGAGCGTCGTATGAGCAGGGTAGAGAGGCAACGATCAAAAAATTGGTGGAGATACTGAGATGATGGGTTTAATCCTTGCAGGCACTATGGTGCTGACACCGAATGGGCCGACCTACATTGCCCCGATGGGCAACGGCAACTACAACATCGTGAACGATGAGGGCATTACGCAGGTTAGGAACTTCAATGGCTACCAACAGATCGTAGAACCCAACGGGGACACCACAAATATATGGTCGCAAGGAGGCAAAGCGGGCATTGAACCCATCCTTCCCGTAGGAGGCCAAGATGGAGACGGGCAATAATCACGACAAGCGTACTGTGATGGAGGAGGTTGTATTTCTTGTCGATGGAGGGTATCGTGCCAATGACCGTGATGACATCATGGTAGGTCTTTATATTGCCGACCGCAAAGCGGGCGTAGACGACTGGAAACGCTGGGCTAACATGAAGCTCAAGGATGTGATTGAGGATTTCAGGACGTATAACTAAGTTTATGGGAACCAAGTGGCCTAACTTTTACAAGGGGTTGTGAAAACATCCATGAGGTTCCCACCCTTATTGGAGACACCAATGAAACTCTATGACGTACCGTGTGACACGCGCATTCGGGTTGGTGAATACGAGCTTAACTTCAAGCACATTGATGGGATGTATTCCCTGAGCTACACCGACGAAGGCGAGCGTGTGCATTTAGCCTGTTGGACAGATGTTGAGATTGTGGAGGAGAAGGAAGAATGAACAAGAGACATATCCACGCTGATGTAATTCATGCGTGGGCTGAAGGTGAGGAGGTTGAGTATCGTAGCTGTGGGGAATGGGTTAGCCAAAAAAAACCTAGCTTCCATGAGGCATTGCAGTGGCGCGTAAAACCCAAGACCGTGAAGAAAGAGGGGTGGGTGAATGTTTATGGTACAGATAATGAAGGGGATAGCTACGCGGGTTTTATTTGGTCGACAGAAGCTAAAGCAAATGAGCAAGCGACAAAGGACCGAATAGCCTGCATCCGCATCGAGTGGGAGGAGACCGAGTGAACGCGCCGAAAAGAATTTGGGTATGGGAGTATGCCGCCGAGCAGTTGGTCAATGAGAATCCCGATTCGACTGACGTTAAGTACATCCGCTCTGATCTTGTAGACGGTTTGGTTGAAGCGTTGAATGAATGCCTAAAAGTTGAAGGGTACAAGAATGCAAGAGACATGATTGAAGTCGCGCTGAAGAAGCTGGAGGAAGAATGAACGCGCCTAAGAGAATTTATGTTGACGTAACACCCGATGAGTTTTACCACACATGGGACACCGAGAAGAGCCAAACAAGAGATGATGACGTTCCCTACATCCGCGCTGACATCGTCGAAGAAATGCGCCAGAAACTGCACATCGCCGCCCAAGTATTCCGCGCCTACCAAGCGCATCATGAATACAAAGAGGGTGGCGCGAATGACAAATCAGAACGCAACAAGGGGTATGCCGAGCAGATGGAAGCCGCACTCGCGAAGCTGGAGGAGGAGTGATGGAAACAAAATTCACGCCGGGGCCTTGGGTGGTTTATCCAGAAACAGATGGAACGGAAATCTATGCAGTTGACTACACGCCCGGCCTTCCGATCCGTCAATTTATTGCGCGTCCTGATAGAGGCGCAAACTGGATTTCCAACGCCCACCTAATCGCCGCCGCGCCTGAGTTGTTCGACTGTTTACAGCGATGCCTTGATGAAATGGCGTGGATTGGGCCAAAGGCTAAAAAGACAGCAGAGGATTCTCGTGCCGCCCTAGCCAAAGCCAGAGGTGAATAACAGCCATGAATATAAATCAGGAATTACTTAAAAAACATTTCATATACAATCCGTCTACTGGGCTGTTTACGCGAAAAAGTTTTTCTGGCGGCAAAAAAGCCGGATCAATTGCAGGGACCATCCAAAAGGACGGATGGTCTACGGAAACCTTAACACTAGACAAGGCCCGAGCCGCACTCGCGAAGCTGGAGGAGGAGTGATGAAATACGTACCGTTTGAAACCCTTAAGGGAAAGACGCTTACCGAGGTCAACGTCGAAGAGGACAAGAGGATTACTTTCGTAACTACAGATGGCGAGAAGTATGCAATGGAGCATTTTCAGGACTGTTGTGAGAGCGTAGGCATCGAAAGCATCGTTGGTGACATTGAAGACTTAGTCGGGTCAGAGATCCTGCTGGCAGAGGAGGTGTCAAACAACATCGACGACCCCCCGCAACAAGACAATGACTACTACAAACCAGAATCCTACACATGGACGTTCTACAAACTCGCAACGATCAAAGGCTACGTTGATATCCGGTGGTTCGGCTCGTCAAATGGGTACTACTCAGTGAGCGTTACCTTTTATTTGGAGGAGGAGTGATGGCTGACAAAGAACTCTTCGAGCAATGGCGACAGCGCCAAGAGGCCCAGATCAAACTCAAACATATTAACGACGAGATATTTAAAGCTAAGAGCTACCTGCAGTGCCTTTATCAGCTTAGAGACGCGGCCAGACTCCATAGCTATCTCGGTGGGTTCAAGCCGACTATGAAGGTGGAAAACGTGGAACCGTGGGAACACCACTGGATAGGAGGAAATGATGACTGACAAAGAACTATTGACCTTGGCGGCGAAAGCGGCGGGGATTGAGATTGAACTCTATCGCTTTGGGTTTGGTGAGTCTTTCTGGATTCCAGAAGGCGAAGAACTTCAAAGACCTTGGAACCCCCTAACCGACGATGGTGACGCTCTGCGCCTTGCGGTGAAGTTGAAAATGATGATTGATGTAGGCCCCGGTTATGCGGAAGCAAAAGATCCTGAGCATGAACAAGGTCAAAAACCAATAACGGCAATGGAATACTTTTTTGATGACGACCCCTACGCCGCAACCCGTAGAGCCATAGTGCGTGCCGCCGCTGAAATTGGTAGGGGGGTTGAATGAACCATGAAGAAATAAAACCGGGGCAGCACCGTTGGGTAAATGGAGACGGTGAAGTGGTTGCATCAATAGATTCAAGCGCAAGGATATGGTCTACGGCAGAGCCGTTAAATTGGGGGAAATCTTATGAAATCTACGAACCCCCTAAATACGTTGGCGGCTATCGTTTCGGTGGCGCTATTGGTACACAGTTCAACGGCACAAAGAAGCCTTACTGTTTCCACCGCACGATGGTGAAACTGGTGCTGGGTTGGGAATGGGTGGATTTATGAGTAACGCAACCGAACTGCTGAGACGGGCGCTTGAGGCTTTGAATTTTGATTTATCAGCAAAAGAAAGCGCAAAAGTAGCCGAAGAAATCCGCGCTTACCTCGCCACCGAGAAAGAAGCAGATCCGTTTGCAGACTCAATCCCGAAAGGTGTTTTGAAGTGGAACCCTGAAGCGGAACCTGTGGCGTGTAAAAGGTGCAGCGGTACAGGATTTATCAAGACAGGGGAAATCGACTGCTATCCAGATGGAACTCCTTACATGAACGGCCCTGTTGATTGCATTGATGACTGTCCTGATTGCCGCCCACCCAGACCCGAGCCAGCAAGGAAGCCGATGACGGAGTAGGAATGCGAGGAGTTAATCATGGAAGATTACAGGATGGAAGAGTATTTCAGCGCGGCAGTTGGCCTGATCCGTCGAGTAGAAAAGCACCATAAAATCTTAGGAGAATAATAATGGTTAGAACACACGGCTATTCTGCTACGCATAGGAAAGAGTACATTTGTTGGCTAGACATGAAAGCAAGATGCCTAAATCCAAAACACAAAAGTTACGCGAGATATGGCGGCAGGGGGATTGGGGTATGCGATGAATGGGTAAATGATTTAGCTAAGTTTATTTCTGACATGGGGAAAAGCCCAGATGGAATGACGCTTGATCGGATAGACAATGACAAGGGCTACTCACCAGAAAATTGCCGGTGGGCAAGTAGGACTCAACAAGCTAGAAACACGGGAAAAGCGACAAGAGTGGGTGTTGGAATTTCTCTGTGCGAAGGCCGATATAAAGTGCAGATAGGTGTCGGAAATAAGACTTTTCATGTAGGCCAATACGGAACATTTGAAGAGGCGCTAAAAGCAAGAAAAGATGCGGAACAAAAGTATTGGTATGAAGGGAAGAATCCAGCGTCAGCAACAGGGCTTAGCAGGAACAATACAACAGGTTACGCAGGGGTTGCTCACGATAAAAGATATAACCGGTGGAATGCCTATTACGGAAGCAGGAAAAATAGAGTTCACATCGGGTCTTTTGATAGCGCGGAAAAAGCGAATCAGGCTAGGCAGGAATGGCTAAAGCACCATGGGATAGGAGGGGAGTGATGGAAATACTAACCAAACGTAATGCGCAGAATGCCTCCTGTTCGTTCTGCCAGAGAGATGTATCGGATGTAAAGTTTCTGTTCGCTCAGGGGGTAGGGACGATGTGCCCCGAGTGTGTTGTAGAGGTTAGAAATTTGATGATTGAAAGTGAGAAAGTAGAAGAGCCGGAGAACCCATGAAATACTCAGAAGGCAACTATCTCATCGTAGGGTTTGACCCATTGGGCAATAAGCTTTGGACTAAAATCGCGAAGAAGCAATGCCATCTGGGGGCTATCGATGAAGGTGAAGAGTGTATTGAAACGAAAGACTGTGCCAGCTACGTAACCCTCAGGGTGCAGCACAACAGCAAGACGAAAGAGCAATTAGCTTGGGAGGCTAGAGTATGACACCATTAGAAATTGTAGCGGGGCTATCCATAGCCGTTATCGTGGCGCTTGTGTATTTCTTGGGCGAAGCCTATGCAGAGATTGATAAGATCAAGACGCAGTACAACGACAAGATAGACCTCCTGACCAGTGCGGCATTGGAACTTGAACATTTAAAGAGGAAGTTGGAGAAGATCAATGAACTCACAAGACCCTGAAGAAACCTGTAAATGGCAAAGGACCAAGCCGCTAATCTGGGAGACGGGATGCAAGCACCACATAGGAACACCGCGAAGTTGGGAACCCGTGCCGGGTATGGCGTGCATGTGCTGTAAGAAACCGTTGGAAGTTGTAGATGAAAACACGGAACGCCGGGGAGAATAATCAGGGGGCAAAGCTTTCACTTGAAGCGGTCAAAGTCATTAGGCATCTGTTAAACTGCGGGCATACGGGTAAGGAAATCACGGAGGTCTACGGCCTCTCGAAAGGGCTGGTGTCAGCCATAAAGAACAATAAGCTCTGGAAGGGATCGGAAGAGCGCATGGAAGCGTTGCCCCCAAAGACTTGCACGGATTGCGGAGAGCGGAAGCCCTCTAGCGCGTTCGGATGGAGGTTCAAAGGAACCGATAGGGAGTATCAGGAAGTACGATGCAAGCAATGCCGAAGCAATGCCAGTAATAGCTACAACAAACAAAAGCGCGAAGAAGCAACAATGGCTGTAGTAATAGAGGAATCACCATGCCCCTGCGATAACTGTTGGAAAAGAAAGACCTGTGAGGTAGAGTGCGTATCGTTTAAATGCTGGGTGGAGACTGGAGTATGACGCCTGAAGGGAAGCAAAAAGCCCGCGTGAAGAAGATATTGGATGAGCTAGGATGCTACTACTTCTTCCCTATAGGTGGGCAATACTCCGCTCGCGGGGTGCCAGACATCATCGTGTGTTTGGATGGGCTCTTTGTTGGGTTGGAGATTAAAGCCGGGAAGAATAAAGCAACAGCATTGCAGTTGCGAGAGATAGAAAGAATTAAAAGTGCCGGGGGTTTCGCCCTCGTCGTAGACGACAGCAATATAGATGAGCTCAAGAGTATTTTAGAGGGGGTAAGACCGTGCCAATAATCACCGCCGATTTCGAAACTTTTTTCGACAAAGAGTACAGCCTCACTAAGCTGTCTACGGAGGGCTATGTTAATGACCCACGGTTCGAAGTTATTGGTGTTGCCGTTAAGGTGGACGATGGAGAAACCCAAACATTTAGCGGATCTAAGAAAGCTACTGCGGAGTGGCTAAAACAATTTAACTGGGAAGAGTCCTACGCCCTTTGCCACAATACTTTATTCGACGCGACAATTCTTTCATGGCACTTTGGGATTAACCCTAAGGTCTGGCTAGATACCCTATCGATGGCACGTGCTTTACACGGCACGGAAGTTGGAGGATCGCTTAAAGCCCTTGCGGAACACTATGGTATCGGGGAGAAAGGCACTGAGATTTACAATGCCATAGGTAAACGCCGCCTGAGATTTACCGAGCCAGAGCTCGAAGCGTACATGATGTACTGCAGGAATGACGTAGACCTGACCTATGAGTTGTTTAAGCGATTGGCCCCGCGCTTTAATAGGACCGAGATTAATTTGATTGACATGACGTTGCGCATGTTTGTAGAGCCGTCCTTGGAGCTTAGCGTGCCTATACTGGAGGATTCACTGCGGGACATTCAGTTCCGAAAGCTTCAAGCGTTGCAAGACTGCGGCATAGACAAGACAGACCTTATGTCGAATAAAAAATTTGCGGATGTGCTACGGAGCTTAGGGGTCGAGCCCCCGATGAAAACCAGCCCTACGACTGGCAAGCCCACCTACGCCTTTGCGAAGAAAGATGAGGAACTGTTATCACTTCTTGAGCACCAGGATTTTAAAGTTCAAACCGTTGTGAGTTCGCGCCTGCAGGTGAAGGAGACCCTAGAGGAAACCAAAACCCAACGCCTGATTGAAGTGGCTAAGCGTACCAAGGGGAAACTCCCGGTAGGGCTCAAGTATTATGGGGCCGAGGTGACAGGCAGGTGGTCTGCAGGGGGGGATGGCGGTGCGTTACAGCTACAGAATGTGGCTAGGGATTCAAAAATCAAAGAAGCTATTGTCGCACCAGAAGGCTATAAGATCGTCGGTTTTGACCTCAGCAACATTGAGGTTCGGGTTAATCTTTACATTGCAGGGCAACAGGATCAGCTTGATATCATCACGCAAGGACTAGATATGTACCGGGACTTTGGTAGCAAGGTCTTTAACGTTGGGTACGATGAGATTACGAAAAATCAACGGTTTATCTCGAAATGCGCAGTGCTATCGCTCGGTTTTTCCTCGGGTCATCAGGTGCTATGCAAGTCCATCAATCTTGGGGCTAAGCAGTTCGGGATCGATGTTAACGTAGATGAAAAGGAAGCAAAGCGCATTGTAAATCTATACCGGGAAATTAATCACAGAGTCAAAGATGCTTGGTATCAGGGTGAGGATGTATTGGAAGCAGTGCGGGATAACGAGTATTACATGTACAAGCCGGGGTTCCTAGAATTGCCGGTGTACGGGGCGCAGGGCATCAGACTTCCAAGCGGGCTCTCTATCAAGTACCCAAAGCTGGCACGGTTCAAGAATGAAAAAGGCAAGGAAGAATGGTTATATGAAGGGCGCAGGAAAGTCAAAAATAGAATATATGGCCCGAAGGTCCTGCAAAACTGCTTGGCTGAAGGTACGTTAGTCCTAACCTCAGACGGCTGGAAACCCATAGAGACTGTAGATGCAGACGATATGGTGCACGATGGAGTAGAGTTTGTATTTCATGGCGGAAAGGTGTTTAAGTCTGTACAGTCTTGTGTTACTGTAGATGGCGTTTATATGACTCCAGACCATGAGGTACTAACAAATGAAGGATGGAAAGTTGCATCACAGAACCCCGAACCTTACAGGCCAAAAATTTGGATATCTAACCGCGATAAGACCAGCGCACAGCGATGGAAAGAAGCGTTTCTGGGAGTTCCGCTGCGATTGTGGGAAAGTTGTAGTGAAAGATGGAACAAAGGTTACTCGCGAATTCAAGCGAGTGGGAACGCCGAACTGCGGATGTATGACTCGTTTACTGATAAGCAAAAAGAATATAAAACACGGGATGTCAAAACATCCAGCATATCCGGTATGGGACAGCATGAGGGCCAGGTGCCAGAACTCTCAGCACCAAGCATACAGAAATTATGGGGCGCGTGGGATAGAAGTGTGCGACAGATGGAAGCGCTCATTCGAGAATTTTTGGGAGGATATGGGACCTACATATCAGCGCGGGTTGGAGTTGGATCGTATAGACAACAACGGGAACTACACTCCAGAGAACTGTCGGTGGGTAGATCGTCGCACAAACATAATGAACAAGAGGTGCTCGATACAGTTGGATATTCCAAAACTATCTGCGGAATCTGGGATAGGGCGCACAACACTGTACAACAGGTTAAAAGCTGGTTGGCCTCTGGAGCACTTGTTAGACAAACCAGACTTCACGAACAGAAAAGAAAAGTTTACGACATCCTTGATTGCGGACCCAGAAACAGATTCGTAGTTTTAGGGAGTAGAGGGCCTTTCATTGTTCACAACTGCACGCAGAGCGTAGCCCGGTGCGTCATGGGCGAAGCCATGGCAAGAATCAATAAGAAATACCCGATCAAAATTTCGGTCCATGATAGCTGTTATGTTGTAGTTCCCGAGGATGAAGCACAAGCGGCTTACGATTTTATGATGGCGGAGATGACCAAATCTCCCGTGTGGGCCCCCGGACTTCCTTTGGCGGCTGAAGGTGGCATTGGTGATAACTTGAAAGCTGCGGGATAGATTGTGTATAATGACCCTTTCCATCTTTACGAGATGAGTTATGAGTAGGACTCCGGGGCCTTGGAGCTATAGCAGCTTAAAGTTGTTCGAGCAGTGCGCTCGCAGGTATTACGAAGAGAAGGTTATCAAGTCTGTCCCGTTTACCGAGACTGAGGCTACAATCTATGGCACCGAGCTACACAAAGCTGCTGAAGAGTACATCCGTGATGGTAAAGAGATAGATCCCCGGTTTGCTTTTATTAAGCCCTACCTCGACAAGCTGAATGCTATTGAAGGGACCAAACACTGCGAAATGAAGTTGGGTGTTAAGC